TGCAAGGCGAGACTGTTACGGACATATCGAAACGCCTTTTTCGAAGCACAGGATTCGTGCGACAAATACTTGAAACAGTTGGAGTCCCACAACGCCCTAACTCAAAAGAAGAAAAACGACAAGTAGACTACTTCCCAGATGAGTGCGTGTCTGAAGACTTTGTTCCAGGAGAGATCGCTTGGTCAGCAACTTATCATAGTGCTGTAAGAATCGGTACGCGCCTGACTGCTGAGTATCAAGCCAGTAAAAAAGGTCTTGGTAATACAGACTATGAAAGTAAGTATGCCTCTCCTTGCTACCAGATTTACGTAGTTCAGAAAGTAGACAGTGAAGATACTTTCTTTAGTAGCGTAACTTCTGGAGGCTTTCACGCATATGCACCTGCTTGTGAGCTTGCGAAACTGGAACACTTGAAAAAGTACGGCGTAAATTTGGAGAGGTTGTAAAAAATAGTTCTTGACGGCCTCCTTAAATTCCCGTATAATATCCATTCTGAAATCGAGGAATGTATGGGACAAAGATTCTACGAACAACAACTCAAAACTCTGGGCGATTGCCCAGGAAACAAAAACCCTAACAGAAGGAGCCGAAAAGTGGCTTGGGATGACGATAAGAAAGCAGAGGCAGTACGCCTTTATGAAGCAGCAGAACCAACTCCAGAAACATCTATGGAGATCGTAAAAGATATTGCAGAAGAACTCGACGAATCACCAAACGGTGTTCGCATGATTTTAACAAAGGCTGGCGTCTACGTTAAGAAAACCCCAGCAGCAAAAACCGCTTCTACCGGTGCAGCTACAGGCGGCACTCGTGTCTCCAAAGCAGCAGCTCAAGAAGCCCTCACCGCTGCTATCACTGATGCAGGTAAAGCTGTTGATGAAGAGATTATCTCTAAGTTGACTGGTAAAGCCGCTCAGTACTTTACTACCCTACTTTCTGACGAAGGTTAGTAGTAACTATCGCCCTGCTAGATTCGTCTAGCGGGGCTTTTTTGCATCTCTTATAAATAACCTCTGAGTAAGTACATAGTAATAATGATTGCTAAACTACTACCAGAAGGAAACTTATAGTGAAAAAGCAAGAACTAGCGCAGTTAGTGCGCTCTTATGGGGATGCCGTTATTACTTATCGTAGCGAGCACTCCAAAAAGCTAAAGTACAATGTTTGTACCTTAGATTTTTCAACTCCCTATATTCAGAAAAAGAAGAATAGAGCAACTGAAACTGAGGATACCCTCCTTTTCTTCTGCTGGGATACTGATTCATACCGTTTACTGAGACCTTCGAACGTGTCTAGTGTGGTTCCTCTTGCCTCCATTTTAAAGAATGAAGGCAGAACATAATGGACTTACACCAGGCTCCTGAAGCGTACTCTCGTGTTATACATTATGATGAAGTTAAAGAAATACAGATAAGACTTACCATCAACACTTTCCGGGGCATAGAATATATGCACCTACGAAAGTATTATATGGACTTTGACGAAGAGTGGAAGCCTACCCCTGAAGGAGTAGCTATGCCCTTAGATCTTTCTAACTCAAGAGAGATGTTTGCAGGTCTAATAGAGATATTATCTCTAGCGGAATCTAAGAGCTTGATAGAAGAACATTTCTCAGACCTTATCCAGGATCTGTATAAATAGTTCTTGACAATCTTGGTTAAAGTACGTATAATATCTTTTCTTATTTAGGAAAACAATATGCGAGCATTTTTAGACAGAGCAAGTAAGTTATATTACGAAGGTACTCCACTTCTTTCAGATGCGGAGTTCGACCTTCTAGCAGAAAAGCATAACTACAATACAGTTGGGTATGAGGTTACTGATGCAGTGCCACATACATATCAAATGTATTCGTTGCAGAAGTTTTTTGATATTACCAAAGCTCCAGCACTAGACGGCTACGTGAGAACTCCTAAATTAGATGGAGCAGCAGTATCTATTCTATACATAGGTGGCGAATTACAACTGGGTTTAACCAGAGGTGACGGCATCCATGGTAGAGACATCACAGATAAGATGCAACATCTAGTACCTAATACAATTAAGTACTTGGGTGTTGTTCAAATCACTGGTGAGGTAATTGCTCCAAGCAGTGTTCCTAACTCTCGTAACTTCGCTTCGGGGTCACTAAACTTAAAGTCTATGGAAGAGTTTCGTTCTCGACCCTTAACTTTTGTAGCTTATGATGTTCAAGGCGAAAACAATAGTACCTGGAGAGAGGCAATGGGTGCTCTAAACACTCAAGGCTTCAATACAGTTAATAAGTTTGATGCTAGTGCCTACCCTACAGATGGCATTGTCTATCGTGTAGATTCGTACAAAACTTTTAAGAGCCTAGGTTACACTGCTAAACACCCACGAGGCGCTTTTGCTTTGAAAGAGCAAATAGCTGGAGTGGAGACCACGCTGTTGGAGGTAGTATGGCAGTTGGGTAAAAGCGGTGTTGTCAGTCCCGTAGCTATATTAGAGCCTTGTATTATAGGTGAAGCTACAGTATCGAGAGCTACTCTACATAATATTGAGTATATCCGCGATCTTAATTTGGAGTTAGGTTGTAAAGTAGAGGTTATACGTTCTGGTGAAATCATACCTCGCGTCGTGAGGCGGTTAGATTGATTGCTACCTTGAAAAAAATAGTTCTTGACAATAACCTTAAAACTCCGTATAATACGTATTCAATTTCAGAGGAATCACGATGAGCATAATCGAAGCCCCAACTACTTGTCCATCTTGTAGCTCAGTCTTAGAAAATGTAAATCATCTTCTGTATTGTAGAAACACCTATTGTGGTGAGAAAGTTGCAAAACTTATCGAACACTTTGCAAAGACTCTCAAGATCAAAGGCCTCGGCCCTAAGTCAATAGCTAAGCTAGACATACGCTCTCTAGAAGAGATTTATGAACTAGACGCACTCGACATAGAAGAAGCCTTGGATTCTGAGAAACTAGCAACAAAGTTAGTAGATGAGTTGCAACGCTCCACGGGTGCTCCTCTAAACGTATTATTACCAGCGTTTAGCATTCCTCTTATCGGGAAGACAGCAGCGGATAAACTATCAAAAGTTTGCATTGATATAGATGAAATAGACTACGATATATGCCGCGAAGCAGGTCTTGGTGAGAAATCTACAGCCAACCTTTTACATTGGCTAGAGATGGAATTTTATCGAGTGAGTATGCTCCCATTTAGCTTTAAATTTGTAAGAGCTGAGAACAAACCTGTTAATACGTCAGTCAACACTGTCTGTATCACAGGCAAGTTGATAAGCTACAAAACCAAAGCAGAGGCTCATGCAGCCTTGGAAGCAGCAGGACTTAATGTAAAATCTAGTTTCACTAAGGATGTAACCATCCTAGTAAACGAAAGCGGGATTGAATCCGCAAAAACTAAGAAGGCCAGAGATGCTGGCGTTCAAATTGTAACTAACCTTAAAATTCTTACCGGAGAATAATATAATGGCACTACCTAAGTGGACTGATGAGCGTACAGCTCAACTAACTGAATTTGTCGGTGGCGAAAGCCCCGTATCCCAAGCTACTGTTGCGGAAGCAGCTGTTCAGCTTGAAACCTCTACTCGTTCTATCTCTAGCAAATTGCGCAAGATGGGTCATGACGTAGAGCTGGCTTCTGCCGGAGCTACTCGTGCGTTTACCGATGCACAAGAAGCAACCCTTGCAGCTTTTGTCTCAGACAATAGCGGCGAGTATACTTATGCTGAAATCGCTGGTCATTTCGAAGATGGTCACTTTTCTGCTAAGTCAATCCAAGGCAAGATTTTGTCTATGGAACTGACTGGTCACGTTAAGCCAGCTCCTAAAGTTGAAGCAGTACGCACGTACTCTGAAGCTGAAGAAGTAACTTTTGTATCTATGGTACAAGATGGCGCTTTTGTAGAAGCAATTGCTACTGCACTTGATCGTTCAGTAAACTCTGTTCGTGGCAAGGCTCTGAGCCTTCTTCGTTCAGGCGACATCGACGCTATCCCACGTCAAGAGACTACCAAAGGCGCTTCTAAAGAAGATCCATTGGCCGGAATCACTGACATTGGTAGCCAGACTGTCGAAGCTATCGCAGAGCAAATTGGTAAGACCGCCCGTGGCGTTAAGACTATGCTCACTCGTCGTGGCCTTTCAGCCGCAGACTACGATGGCGCATCTAAGAAAGAAAAAGCCTCAGCTTAATCTTTATTAGTTTAAAGGGCAGGCTCTACGGGGTCTGCCCTATATTTTAGATTTGAAATCGGGAGACTTTCATTGAATATTGCTAGTGCGCTTATTAAGCAAGTGCTTACGCTACAGGACTTTCAGACCTGGAGTGTAGCGCATAAGCATTATTTCGCATCCGAGTATCATAGTCTGTATAAGATTATTGATAAGCATTGCGAAGCATTCCATAAAATGCCAACGATTGAGGATCTAAAGTTTGAGATTCGTGATTCAGCTACTCGTGAAAAACTGTACGCAGTAGAAGCTATTGAGGTCGATGCCGATCCTCATATGCTTCTTGAGTATCTGAAGAACGAATACACTCAAAAAGAAATTCTGGACTCGCTAGAAGATTATATTGAGAATTCTGTTGCATTTGAAAATGCTCAGGAGTCTGTTAATCATCTTCACCAAATCGTACTCGATGTCGAAGACAAGGTTGATTTGGAAGATCCGCAGGAAAGTATGCAACGTATTGAACTGTTCGAGCCAGAAGAAGATTTAGCCAGATATATACCCTTGGGACTCAATCAAGAGTACGACTACGAAATACAGTTCTCACCCAGAGACCTTGTTATGTTCGGTGGTAAACGAGGTGCTGGTAAATCTGTAATATGTGCTAATATTGCTAATGCAGTATATGCTTCAGGTAAATCGGCTATGTATTTCACTATTGAAATGGATAGCCGTTCTATCCTTCAACGATGTTGTTCCATTGCTACCGAAGTTCCTTTCTCTCGTCTACGTACTCAAAACCTGAGTCTTGCCGAGTGGGAAAAAGTAGCTACATGGTGGGCAAATCGTTATGTTGATGGACAAGACCGCTTGAAGGAATATAGAATACATCGTGACTTTAATAAGTTGCATACATCACTGAAGAACACCTGTGAGCTCCTCCCGACTCAACAGCTGGACATCGTGTATGATGCGTCTCTTACTCTCTCCAAAATTCGTGCCGAGCTAGACAAAAAAGTCAAAGCTCTGAATGTTGGTGTCATTATCGTAGACTATATTAATCAGGTAAAGCGGTCGAGTCTTCCATCTCGTGGTGGTCAATATGATTGGACAGAACAGATCGAAGTAAGTAAAGCATTGAAGTCAATGGCACAGGAGTATGACTGCACTGTCGTATCTCCATATCAAACAGACGCAACTGGTGAAGCACGATTCGCTAAAGGTATTCTTGATGCTGCAGATGCTGCATATACCTTAGAAACGTGGGATCACGAAGACGAATGTATTACATTCAATTGTGTAAAGATGCGCTCTGCTTCTATGAAATCGTTTACTTCTACAGTAGATTGGGATAGCCTAAAGATTGGCCCTGATACTGCTATGACTCCGCAAGAGAAAGACGATTCCTCGCACAAGACTGGCGAATCCATTGATGATATATAAAAATATTTCTTGACTTTTTATCTCTTCTTGCGTATAATATACGGATACTTTGAAGGGAGAAAGCAAATGGCACTTACATTCGGTAGTTTACGACACTCTTACTCAGGCAGGAAGCGAAAGCCTTTGCCTAAGTCTAAACGATACACCCCCAAGTTTGAACCTATGGAAGTCTCCGATACCTATCGTAGAGACACCAAACATTATAGCTCTGCCTTACATATGGGCGGATCTTGCGAAGCTGTAGACCGTAGTTACACTGCCGGTGCAGACTTCACCGTAGCCCCTGCATATAACAAGGGCGCGTACCAAGTAATCAGTAAAGAAAATATTAAGGATATTGGACGTTGACAGTAGAAGAACTATTAGTATCAAGACAAGTATACTTTGTACCGAAAGGTGCAGATGCTATTGTTACCTGTCTAAATCCTGAACACGCAGACAGCAGTCCTAGTATGCGCATTGACAAAATCACAGGTATATTTAACTGTTTCTCATGCGGATACAAAGGCAACATTTTTACACACTTTGGCGAAAAGGCAAACCAATTACAACTAAGACGAGAGCTACTCAAAAAACGTATTAGAGAAAAAAGGTCTGAGTCGGTTGGTTTGTCGTTTCCTAAAGGTAGTGTACCATATGTAGGCAACTGGAGAGATATTAAACCAGAGACCTATAAAAGATTTGAAGCGTTCCAACACCACGACACTGACCATATTGGTCGCATTGTGTTTCCTGTACGAGATATATCAGGGCGTATTGTGTCCTTTAATGGCCGTCACACTACAGGCGGTACACCTAAGTACATGATCTCGCCTGCGGGTGCAAAGCTACCTCTATACCCTATAGTAGAGCCGATACAAGGTTCCATTATCTTAGTAGAAGGTATATATGATATGGTAAATTTACATGATAAAGGACTAACTAACGCAGTTTGTACCTTTGGAACAAAGAACATAAATGAAGATAAATTGCGAATGCTTTCGATACAAGGTGTAGAGGAAGTAATAATTTTCTTCGACGGAGATACCGCAGGGCAGGATGCCGCTAAAGAAGTAAAAGAGATGGTAGAGCGAGTAGGCTTGACATCACGAAATGTAGGGCTAAAGGACACAGACCCTGGTGCACTACCCTTAAAATCAGTACAAACATTAAAGAGAAAATTATATGCCTAAAGTTGCATTAGTAGAAACTAAACCAAGTAGGACAAATTTTAAGAAAGAGTTTGACGATGAGTTCGAGTTTGATCAATATCAGCTCTGCTCTGACCCGAACCTTAAAAAAGTACTAAAACGAGACTGCGATATCGAGATTGATATTGACGCATATGACTGGATTATTCTCGTAGGTAGTGATGCACTTAAATACTTCACACCTCTCAACTCAGTCACCGAATATTCTGGTAAGAAAGTAGAGGAAAAATTCCTACCTGTCATTAACCCTGCCATGCTTGCATTTAAACCAGAAGCGCAGCGTACCTGGGATGACTCTAAGCAGAGCATTACCGAGTACATTACTGGAAACAAGCAAGACACAATTATCACAGAATACAATGCTTGGGGCATCCAAGATACGGAGGAGTGCAATGATTTCATACGCGCTGCTATCGCCGCTCCTCTTGATTACATTGCTCTTGACTCGGAAACAACAGGACTTTACCCACGTGATGGGCATATGCTTGGCCTCAGTTTGTCTTATGAAGCTGATCGCGGAGCATATATAGATACAGAGTGCTTTGACGAAACAACAGAAGCACTCTTACAAGAACTATTCGATAAAAAGATAGTAGTATTTCATAATGCTAAGTTTGATATGGCATTCTTTGAGTACCATTTCAACTTTAACTTCCCACGCTTTGAAGATACTATGCTTCTGCATTATCTTATTGACGAGAATCCAGGTACTCATGGATTGAAAGCCTTGTCTATGAAATATACTCCTTACGGTGATTATGAGAAAGGTATGTACGACTGGATGGCTCAGTACCGAAAGGAGCATGGTATTCTTAAAAGTGAGTTCAATTGGGGCGATATTCCTTTTGACATTATGAAACTCTATGCGGGTATGGATGCTGCTTGTACTTTCCTGCTCTACGAGAAATTTATAAAGATTAAGCAAAATAAACGTCTTAAAAAAGTATACGATAATATCCTTATTCCTGGTTGTCGTTTTTTAACAGACATTCAAGACAACGGCGTACCTTTTGATAAGACGCGTCTGTTGAAGGGCCAATCTCTTATGCAGGAGCAGATTGACGAAGCAGTAGCGGAGCTATACAAGCACCCTGCTATTAGTAAATTTGAGACAATTAATGGAAAAGACTTTAATCCTAATAGTACTGTTCAGCTTCGTAGCCTATTGTTTGATTTCATTGGTCTTACTCCTACTGGAAAAAAGACTGGTACAGGTGCAAACAGCACAGATGCAGAAGTTCTTGGAGAACTGGCAGGCCAATCAGAAGTACCCGCCCTCATTCTTGCTATTCGACAAAAGTCCAAAATTAAAAATACTTATCTGGACAAAATCTTTCCGCAGTTGGATAGAGATAGTAGACTACGTACAGGCTTCAACTTACATACTACAACTTCTGGGCGTCTTAGTTCTAGTGGTAAACTTAATATGCAGCAGCTTCCTCGGGATAACCCTATTGTAAAAGGCTGCATCAAAGCAGCACCAGGGCACAAAATTGTAGCAATGGATTTGACTACAGCAGAGGTATATGTTGCAGCAATTCTTGCAAAGGATACAGCACTGATGGATGTATTCCGTTCCGGCGGAAACTTTCACTCAGCAATTGCACATAAAGTATTTAAACTGCCCTGCGATGTTAGTGAAGTGGCAGAGCTATATAGTATGCAACGACAGGCTGCTAAAGCAGTAACCTTTGGTATTATGTACGGTGCTGGTGCAAATAAGATTAGTGAACAAGTTACTAAGGATAGTGGTAAGCCTTTCTCTCGACAGGATGCACAAGAAGTAATTGAGGACTATTTTAAAGAGTTCCATAGACTGAAGTCGTGGATTGAAGAAAACCAAAAGTTCATTATGCAAAATGGATTTATTTACAGCTACTTCGGTAGAAAAAGGAGATTACCCAATGTCGCATCGACAGACAAAGGCATCCAGAGCCATAGCGTTAGGTCTGGTCTTAATTTTCTGGTGCAGTCTGTTGCTTCTGATATTAACTTATTAGGCGCTATTGACATGAACTCGTGGATTAAAGCAAATGGTAAGAAAGCACGTATCTTTGCACTTGTACACGATTCTATTCTAGCAGAAGTACCAGATGAAGAAGTAGATGAGTACATGGTTAAACTCGCACATTTTGTTCAGATGGACAGAGGTTTATCTATTCCCGGTACTCCAGTTGGTTGTGACTTTGAAATCGTCCACCAGGACTACTCAGGCGGCAAATTCGAGAAAATGTATGGTGATCACATATCATAATATCAGAAAAATTGTAGAGTATCCTGTATTCTTATTGCCTTCGGGACTTTGGGAAATACAGGATGGTTTACTTCTGATTGAAGATCAGGTACTAGACGATAAAAACCAAGAAGGAAAAACTTTAGGTGCTAGGCGTATGCAGACACCTCATAAAGACCTTTTCCCTTTAAAGAAAATGATTTCTTCGTACAATGGGATACTAAAGCAACGTACTAGACATTTTATAGATAATGCCGGTAAACCTTTTATGTACGAAAAACGACGCTTTGCGCAGTTAAAGTACTTGAAAATTAAGAAAGTGCAGCAGAAAGATACTGCCTCACTAATATGGATAAGGGGTCATAACAGTCCTTTTACCGTACCACGCCCTCCCGAGGATGGATATACTTGGGCTGGGGTTCTGCACTTGCATGGGCTGCCATGGGTGCTTTACGAGTATTCAGAAACGAAACTCAAAGATACCAGAAAAAAAGTATAAATTATGGCTAAAAAACGAAGAACGCTGGCCGGCGCTAGTCTCGAACTACTAGAGATTGAACCCTTAACCAGAAACCAACTTAGAGCTTTTGATTCTAATAAACACCTGATTTTGCATGGTTTAGCAGGAACAGGTAAGACGTTCATATCGAGTTACTTAGCATTTGACGATATGTCTAAGCAGAACTACGAACAGCTAGTAATTATTCGTAGTGCTGTGCCTACAAGAGATATTGGTTTTCTTCCTGGCACGGAGAAAGAGAAGTCCTCAGTATACGAAGAGCCCTATAGAGAAATTGCTATCGAACTGTTCGGCAGAGGGGATGCTTATGAGATACTAAAGCAGAAAAGTCTAGTACATTTTATGACAACTTCGTTTATTCGAGGTATTACGCTCAAAGATGCAGTAGTTCTTATTGACGAGTGTCAGAATATGTCATTCCACGAATTAGATTCAATTATAACCCGTATGGGACGTAATTGTAGAGTTATTTTCTGCGGAGACTTTCGACAGGCTGATCTAAAACAGAATGGACTGCAGGATTTTATGCAAGTCCTAAAGCGTATGGGTGATTTCGACTTTATTGAGTTTGAAGTAGAAGATATTGTACGAAGTGACTTTGTTAAAAACTATATTATAGCAAAAAATGAATTAAACCTATGAAAGCAGTTATAAGCCACAGAATTTACATGGATTGCACCGCTGAATTGCAGGATAAGATCGATAAAGAGCTTACCTATGCTATCCCTACGCACAATCCTTTAGATCCGCCTGAGATGATCAAGAATATGGGTATTATTCGTAATGGCCTCGTATCCTTACCTATAGGGCGCACGGATTTGATCCCTGAGCACTATGAAATTGTTGATCGGCGGATTAATAAGCCTGTGGACTTTCCTGAGTTTAAGTTTGAGCTACGAAAGAGTCAGCAAGACGTATATGACGCAATCGAAGACAACGCTATAATCAACGCATGGGTCAGTTGGGGAAAGACTTTTACAGGTCTTGCAATCGCAGGTAAATTAGGTCAAAAAACACTTGTTGTTACCCATACTGTCGCTTTGCGTAATCAATGGGCCAAGGAAGTAGAAAAAGTATTTGGAATCACAGCTGGAATCATTGGAAGTGGAAGATTTGAACTTGATGCTCCTATCGTTATTGGGAATACACAGAGTTTGTACCGAAACATAGACAAGATTCGTAAAGAGTTTGGCACTATCATATTAGATGAAATGCACCATGTTAGTAGTCCGACCTTTAGTAAAATTCTCGATACAAACTATTGCCGATATAAGATCGGACTATCAGGAACTATAGAAAGAAAGGACGGAAAACACGTTGTATTCAGAGATTACTTTGGTAACACTCTCTTCAAGCCGCCCAAAGAAAACTATATGACCCCCGAGATACATCTAGTGCATTCTGAAATAAGGTTTATGGATGGTGCTAGAATACCTTGGGCAAACAGAGTATCAGCTCTATCTAATGATGAAGAATACAGACATACAATAGCAATGCTTGCTGCGGCCTACGCCGCAAAGGGGCATAAAGTTCTAGTAGTAAGTGACAGAGTGAGTTTTCTTAAAGCCTGTGCAGAACTTACTGGAGATAAAGCAGTATGTGTAACAGGCGATGTTTCTCATGAAGATAGAGAGACACTCGTAGATGAAATACTCTACGGGGATGCAAATGTTCTCTACGGAACGCAGGCAATTTTCTCAGAAGGTATATCAGTTGACACACTAAGCTGCTTAATACTTGCTACGCCTGTGAATAATGAACCACTACTCACGCAACTTGTGGGACGAGTGATTCGCAAAAAGGAAGGTAAAATAGATCCTGTTATAATAGACATACACTTGAGAGGTAATACGGCTCGAAAACAAGCCTCCAATCGTGTTGGGTTCTATATGAAACAAGGTTGGAACATGAAATACCTTTAAAAAAATAATTCTTGACAACTTGGTTAAAAGATAGTATAATTATGCTCTTATTTGATTGGAAAAAGGTTTTTGATACGGCAAACGGGAATATTGCGACTTGCACCACGATAATGGAAATGCTAATAAAGCAACAAGTACCTCGCAACAAGTTTGACCCTATTTATAAATACTCCGGTAAAGACTTTACGGGAGATAGTTTTCTTTTACATGGAGAATTTCTTTTACACCACGCATATAAGTATACACAAAAAGAACTGGCTATTTACTATGCCTTAGCTTCTTTACGAAGTACGGCAGACTATATAGCTACACAAAAAACTACGTTAGACGCACTGCATTGTCCTGTGCCTCTTGACGAAATCAAAGACAACAGGCTACTCATAGTACTACAAGACGAAATAACGTTAATCTATGAAGAAGTCACACTGGAGACTATACACTAATGGCATTATCATTTAACAAGCAGACGGGCGGAGCCCAAAAATCCTCAATCTCAACTTTTCAGTACAAAGACGGTGACAACAAAATGCGCGTAGTTGGCGACATTCTTGCACGTTATGTATACTGGATTAACGGTGAGAACGACAAAAACATTCCTATGGAGTGTCTATCTTTTGATAGAAACTCTGAGCGATTCAATAACAAAGAACAAGACTGGGTACGAGAGTACTATCCTGATCTGAAATGCGGCTGGAGCTACGCTTGTCAAGTAATTGACCCAAGCGACGGCAAAGTCAAAGTAGCAAACCTTAAAAAGAAGTTGTGGGAGCAAATCATCACTGCAGCAGAAGACTTAGGTGACCCTACTGATGTTAACACTGGTTGGGATATTTCTTTCAAGCGTGTTAAGACTGGCCCACTACCTTACAACGTAGAGTACCAACTCCAAGCATTGAAGTGCAAGCCTCGTGCTCTTACCGAAGACGAACTTGCTTCTATTGCTGATCTGAAGTCTATGGATGACGTTATGCCTCGTCCAACTGCTGACGCTCAGAAAGAGCTGTTAGATCGTGTTCGTAACCATGGTAACGAGACTGATGACGAAGCACTTGATGCTGAGTTCAACGTAGGATGATATTATTTACGGCTGATTGGCACATCAAACTGGGACAGAAAAATGTCCCAGTTAAGTGGGCTACAAACCGTTATCAAATGTTCTTTGACCAAGTGTATGCACTAGAAAAAGAATGTAATATGCACATAATCGGAGGCGATCTCTTTGATCGTCTTCCGAATATGGAAGAGTTGGAACTTTACTTCAGATTTATTCGTGGAGTAACGATTCCAACAATTATCTATGATGGAAACCATGAAGCTACTAAGAAGAACAAAACATTCTTTACTCAGCTAAAGCAAGTTTCCAGAGATATTAACCCTCTTATCAATGTAGTAGATATATCCTACATTGACGCAGATTTAGGCTATGGCATACTGCCTTATGCAGATCTACACAAGAAGGGTAGCATTGATCACTTTGATACGACGCAGCCTTTATTTACTCACGTTCGAGGAGAGATACCACCGCACGTAAAACCGGAAGTTGACTTAGACTTGTTTGAAGACTTCCCTGTTGTGTTTGCAGGAGACTTGCACTCTCACAGTAACACACAAAAAAATATAGTATATCCAGGCAGTCCTATGACCACATCCTTTCATAGAAGCAAGGTAAAAACTGGATATTTGCTAATTAACGAAAGAGACTGGAGCTGGATGTGGGAAGAATTTAATCTACCACAACTTATAAGAAAGACAGTAACAGACGAAGCCGATATGTTACCTACTGATTTTGATCACACGATATACGAAGTAGAAGGCGACATACAAGATTTAGCAAACGTAAAGAACTCAGAGCTGCTAGATAAGAAAGTAGTAGTACGAAAGTCAGAAGCCTCCTTGATAATGGATAAAGATATGTCCGTACAAGACGAGCTAGCAGAGTACTTAACCTACATACTTGAAATTAATACTGATAAAATACCAGACATCATAGGAACATACAATGATTACACTACAAACGTTGAAATGGGATAACTGCTTTAGTTATGGTTCTGGTAATGAATTACAATTAGATGATAATACTGTTACACAAATCCTTGGCACTAACGGTATGGGGAAGTCCTCCATACCGTTAATTATTGAGGAAGCTCTGTATAACAAGAACTCTAAAGGTATTAAGAAAGCAGACATTCCTAATCGTTATATCAATGACGGATACAATATTTATCTTTCTTTTACTAAAGATGAGGATAAGTATGCAATTACAATCAATAGAAAAACAAACATTAAAGTAAAACTGGAAAAGAATGGTACTGATATATCTAGCCATACGGCTACTAATACCTATAAAACTTTGCAGGAAGTTCTTGGAGTAGACTTTAAAACCTTTTCGCAGTTAGTATATCAAAATACTAATGCGAGCTTACAGTTCTTGACTGCTACCGATGCAAATCGTAAGAAGTTTCTTATTGATCTATTGCACTTGGAGAAGTACGTTGAGTTGTTTGAAATATTTAAAAGCGCCTCTAGGGAAGTAACATCAGTATCTTCTACGATAGCAGGGAAACTTGCAACAGTTGAAAAGTGGTTAGAAGATAATAAATTGAGTAATACCAATATACTACCCATGTTGGATTTACAAATTGATACATCGGAAGATCAGAAGTCTTTAAGCTCTTTGACGATAGAAATTGAAAATATTTCCGAAAAAAATAAAAAAATCTCTACCAATAATCAATACAAAAAGATGCTAGAGCAGATAGATATTGCATCTATCCAGGGTTCTACTATTACACAGTATGAATCCTATGACGAATTACAGTCAGAATTAGGCTCTTTGCAAGCAGTCGCTACGGGTGCTCAACGAACTTTGGATAAATTAGAACGAATTTCTGATGAGTGTCCTACTTGTAAACAATCTATTGATGTTTCGGAAGAGAAAGCAATGATTGAAGTAGAGCGCGCTAAGAAAGATACTGCTCACGCTAAAGCTATGGCGATTGGCCCAAAGATTAAGCAAATTAAAGCAAACAATCTTGAATTTGAGCGTAATAATAAAGCTCGTAAGGATTGGGAAGATTTACTGCGGGCGTACTCACAGGAACTTCCTTCTACTATACTTGATCAGGCACAGTTGGAAAGCGAACTATTTGCGGTACAGGACAGACTACGAGCAGCAAAGAAACAACTGAAAGAAAATGCGGAAGAGAATGAAAGACGTACACGATTAAATACTCGTATACAAGTAATTCAAGAACAGACAGACGAGTTTATTGCTCAATTTGAGGAATACAGCTCCAAATTGGAAGAAAATAGTAAGCTAGAGTCTAATCTTACTGTGTTAAAGAAGTCCTTTAGTACGAACGGATTATTAGCATATAAGATTGAAAACTTAGTCGGTGAACTAGAAGAAATGGCAAATGAGTACTTAGCAGAACTCTCAGATGGCCGCTTCACTCTGGAGTTTGTTGTTTCAAATGATAAACTTAACGTAGAGATTACTGATAACGGTAACGTAGTAGACATTCTAGCTCTTTCTTCTGGTGAGCTTGCAAGAGTAAACACAGCTACTTTGATAGCAATTAGAAAGCTAATGAGTAGTATTTCAAAGTCTAAAATCAATATACTGTTTTTAGACGAAGTTACTAACGTACTCGATGATCAAGGCAGAGAGAAGCTAGTAGAGGTTTTACTGAGGGAAGACTTAAATACTTATATAGTATCACATGGCTGGTCACATCCTCTCCTAGAAAAAATCGAGGTAGTTAAGGATGGCAACATCAGCGTATTGGAGTAGTAATGAGTGCAGGTCGCAGAAGAATGTGGTGGAGACATATCAGAGTAGAAAAAGAAATAAAAGCAGAATCCGTAGAGGAAGCAGAGGAAGAAGATGGTAGACTCAAGAGCGAAGGGAGCAAGGGGCGAGTACCTAGTAAGGGACATGTTGAGAGAAGCTACAGGCCTGAAGTTTGAGAGAGTACCTGCCTCGGGCGCTCTTGAATACCTGAAAGGGGACTTATATGTCCCTAATCAAAGAAATCATTACTGTATAGAGGTGAAGAACTACAAAGATTCTGCCCTCACTGATAAAATATTTACACAACCAAAGACAAATAATCTTATCAGATGGTGGAAAAAAGTTGTAGTACAAGCAGCAGGTGGCGATCAAAAGCCAATGCTATTTTTTAAATATGACCGATCAAAGGTATTTGTAGTAACAGAGAATAAACCAGAAAATACAGAAGAATATCTGTATATTAGATTTTTGAATTGTTACGTATTACTAATGGATACTTGGTTGGCATCTGAAAAGACGGAGTGGATAGGTGGCTTTTAATTTTAATGAAGCAATTGGCGGTAAAGATACTACTGTTTTGATTGTGGATGCACTAAACTTAGCTTTTCGATGGAAGCATCAGGGCAGATCTGATTTTCGTGAGCAGTACGTAGAAACAGTTAAGTCTCTAGCAAATTCTTACAAATGTGGTAGGATTATTATCACCGCAGACTGGGGCTCTTCAAGCTACCGCAAAGATTTATTGCCAGAGTACAAACAGAATCGAAAAGATAAGTACGCTACACAAACAGAAGCAGAGAAGCAAGCATTTATAGATTTCTTTGATGAGTATGAAGAAACTTTAGAACTACTAGCAGAAAGCTATACAGTACTTCGATACAAAGGTGTAGAGGCAGATGATCTTGCTGCCCACCTTGTAAAGCAAAAAGAAGAGTATGGTTTAGAAGACATTTGGCTACTGTCAAGTGACCGAGATTGGGACTTATTGATTCAAGACGGTGTAAGTAGATTTTCTTACGTTACTCGAAAAGAAGTTACTATAAATAACTGGAGCGAACACTACGGTGTTACACCTGAAGAGTATATCTCCTTCAAGTGTCTCACAGGAGATAAAGGTGATAATGTTCCAGGTATTAACGGTATTGGCCCGAAGAGAGCAGAGCAGCTCATAAAAGAATACGGCGATGCAATGACTATATATGACAATATACCATTAGACGGTAAGTATAAGTACATACAAGAGCTAAACGCAAATGCTGAAGTATTACTAAAAAATTATGAGTTAATGGACTTAATTACATATTGCGATGACGCAATAGGCGCGGATAATATATCCGAAATACAAAGGAAAATGATTTAATGGATCAGTATCAAAGTTTTATACACAAAAGTAGATATGCACGTTGGCTAGAAGATGAAGGTCGTAGAGAGACTTGGGAAGAGACTTGCCGCAGGTATGTAAACTTTTTTAAAGAAAGAGAGCAACTAGACGACGAGAGCGGTGAAGAGATTTATAATGCTATTCATGCTCTGGAAGTTATGCCCTCTATGAGATGTATGATGACAGCAGGCGAAGCCCTCAAGCGTGATAACGTAGCAGGTTTTAACTGTAGTTATTTACATATTGACCATCCACGAGCTTTTGATGAGCTTATGTATGTGTTGATGTGCGGAACAGGTGTAGGCTTTAGTGTAGAGCGTAATTTTATTAACAAACTACCAGAAGTAGCCGAAACTTTCCACAAAACAAGCTCTACTATTGTAGTAAGTGATAGTAAGCTAGGATGGGCGAGTGCTTTCCGTGAGTTGATTGCTATGCTTTATGCAGGTAAATTACCTGAGTGGGACATGAGCCGAGTACGTCCTGCAGGTGCTAGACTTAAAACTTTTGGTGGTCGTGCTTCCGGCCCTGAGCCTTTGCGAGATCTCTTTCAATTTTGTGCAAGTATCTTTCAGAAGGCTGCAGGTCGTAAACTAACGAGTATTGAGTGCCATGATGTGTGCTGTAAGATTGCAGATATTGTAGTAGTAGGCGGTGTACGTCGTTCTGCTCTTATCAGTCTGTCAAATCTTTCTGATCAACGAATGTCTAAAGCTAAATCAGGACAGTGGTGGGTTGATCAAGGACAGCGTCGTCTAGCTAACAATTCAGTAGCATATACTGAGAAGCCAGACTTTGAAGCATACCTTAATGAAATGAAAAACTTGTACGAGTCTAAAGCGGGAGAGCGTGGCTTGTTTAGTCGTGTAGCCGCGCAAAAGGTTGCAGCTCGTAATGGTCGTAGAGACGCTACACATGATTTTGGCACTAACCCTTGCTCTGAGATTATTCTTCGTAGTAATGAGTTTTGTAATCTATCAGAGGTAGTAGTAAGAGCAGACGATACACTCGAAACACTGAAAGAAAAAGTTCGTAAAGCTACCATTATTGGTACTTTGCAATCTAGTCTGACAGATTTTAGGTATCTACGGGTGCGCTGGAAGCGTAACACTGAAGAAGAAGCATTGCTTGGCGTAAGTTTAACAGGTATTATGGATCACGCAATTTTAGGAGATGCTAACAACCCTGAACTCGCGGCATGGCTAGAGGAGATGAGAGATGTTAGTATTGCAACAAATAAAGAGTGGGCTGAAAGAATTGGTGTTAACCAGTCTGTGGCTATTACATGCGTTAAGCCTAGTGGTACCGTTTCTCAGCTTGTTGATAGTGCTTCCGGTATTCATCCTCGTTTCAGCAAGCATTACATTAGGCGTGTCCGTTCAGACAAAAAGGACCCACTTGCACTCTATATGGAACAAGCAGGATTCCCAGTAGAGAACGATGTTATGTCGCCCTCTTCTGTAGTCTTCAGCTTCCCGGTTAAAGCGCCAGAGTCTAGTACATGTGTGAAAGAAGTAGGAGCTATGGAGCAGTTGGCTCTTTGGAAAGCGTATCAGAATCACTGGTGTGAGCATAAACCAAGTGTAACTGTATACTATACAGATAGTGAGTACTTGCAAGTAGCTCAGTGGATTTGGGATAATTTTGATCTATGTTCTGGAATTAGCTTACTTCCAACAAGCGATCATGTTTATCAACAAGCTCCATATGAAGATATTACTGAAGAGAAGTACAAAGAATTGTTGGCAGCAATGCCTCAAAACGTGAATTGGGAAGATTTAGCTCAATTTGAAAAAGAAGATAACACAACCGGATCACAAGAGCTTGCCTGTGTTGGCGGCGGCTGTGACATACTATAATAAAGGATATTATAATGACTGAAGTAACTGAAAACGAAGTACAAACCATCTCTTTGAACGATAAAGAGTATAAAGTAAGCGATCTTTCTGAGAAAGCAAAGTACTTAGTATCACAAGTACAAGATATGCAAGCTCAAGCAAACCAAACTCGTGCTCGTCTCGATCAGATTCAAGTAGGTATTACAGGTTTTACAGCCCTATTACAGGAGGAGTTGGAAGATCCAGCTCCTGTTGAAGGCGAAGTAGTTTAAAGCTAAGTAGTAAAATAAAAAAGGGACTTTACAGTCCCTTTTTTATTGCCTTGAAAAATCTTACCAAGGAAGTCCCGTTGCTGTTGCAGGGATCTTTGACTCTGTAATTTGAGCTGTAATATGGCTTTCAACCTCTATTACTCCTTGTTCTCCTAAGGATGCTTTTACCCAGGCAACTACATCAGCCTCAGTTAGAGCATCGAACTCTGTAAAACCCTCAGCCGAAGAATCAGGAGTAAAACTGGTGGAACTATAATTAGCACCCCTATGTGTTACGGCCTCTTCCCCTTCTCCAACAACTTCTTCGTCACTTACTCTCCAATGTACAACTACTACACCTTGATTTGTGGTTTCTCTTTCTAACTCTGTAATGTTCCATGTTGCTGCCATTTTTATTTCTCCTTTAAGATATTACGCCAGCGGCGATCTTGTGTGAAACACCTAAACCAACTTCACTGATACGCTCAGCGGTAGCTTCGGCATCATATACTCCATCTACATCATAGCATACATTCACAGACCTCTCATGAGTGCAACTGCTATCTGAACAAGTAAATCTAACTTTAATGTCTCGACAAGCAGACTCTGATGTAATTGTTTCACCCTCGTTGTCGGGGTCTGGCATCTCGGTGCTGCGAGTGCCGGTGTATTCTTCAAGTAATTCATATGTTATTGACATTTTTATTTCTCCTAAGTTTCTATGCGTTTTCTAACGCGTTAATTCGAGCTTCTAGCTCTTGGATTGTTTTTATTAATAAAGGGATTAGCTTGGCTTGGTCTAAAGCCTGCAAGCTATCAACTGTAGTGGTAACACCTTCTTCGTCTGTAACTTCTTCTGTTGCATCTTTTATTCCGACTACTGCATCTGGCACAATTGCATCAACTTCATGTGCTAAGAAACCGTCTGTGCGTATCTCGCTGCCTTTCCATTTAAAGTTAACAGGGTTTAGCTGGAGAAGTCTTTCTGTTGCTCCCTCCATTTCCTGCACATCTTCTTTAACTCGATAATCCGAAGTGGTTGCGTAAGTTGTTGAAAAGTTATTGGTTGTAATTCTTCCGTGAACTGTTTGCCCAGAGTTGCAAAAGTTAATATGGTACTGCGTAACACCGCTACCGCTACCTTGCGCTATTGACTGTATGTTAGGTGTAGCTGCGGTTTGAGTAGTACCACCTTGAACTACTATTTTCTTATTAAACCAAGCGTTGTTACTGGAGAAAAACGCCATTTGGGTAGAACCAGAGTAGAAGAATATAGAGCTTGTACAGTTAAGAGACATGTTTGTAGAACTGTAGGGCCCTGTATCTAAATAGGTAGTGGTGGTGCCTCCGAGGTAAACACGCCTACGAGAAGTTATATCGCCGTCTTTATTCCAACGAAGCGAGTAATTATTGCCACCCAGATTCGTGGTTAACTCGCCACCTTGGTGCCCATTTAATATCGGCCCGTCAATAGTTAATCCAGAATATCCTGTAGATAGGAACTGGAGAAAGTGGTTACCATCTCTTAATGTGAACTTGACCCCAGACGAAACTCCTAGGCCATTGGTGAAACCTTTTACTCCTGCAAT